CAAAAGAAGATTTGCGATTTGTTGTTTTGTGAAAAGCCCCAAGTTTCCAATGTCACCGATGCACTGATCATCATCAACAAAATACTGGTGCAAACGCATATCGAAAAGAGATTTTCCAGCATCAATAAAGCGCTGGATAGCCTGACAGAAAATCAACTCGACGACATTTTCACCACGCATGAGGCCAAAATCACTGCGTGGATTGAGCGTAGGAGTAAATAGTCAAAATGGTAAAGCGGCGGCAAGACAATACCACAATGGATTTATTCCGGGATTACCAACCCCCTGAAGTTACGGTAGATTTTGAAGCCGAAATAACCAAGGGTGGTACGCTCGACGTGAAGATAGCCCGTGCGGTTTCTCATGCGATGCAGGAATGCGAACGGACATATGGTAAGAACCGCAAGCAGATAGCTCAAGAAATGTCCGAGTATTTGGACCAGCGTGTCACTAAAAACATGCTCAACACCTACGCCTCTCCCGCGCGTGAAGATCATAAAATCACACTGGAGCGATTAATAGCCCTTGTCGAGGTTACCGGCAGTCATGGGCTGCTCGGATTTGTTGCCGGGTTTAGTGATTTCGTGGTGGTTCCCAAACGATACGCAGAAATTATCGAGCTTTGGGTAGCCGAAGAAGAAAAAACTAAAATGGACCGGCATCTGACCATGCTTCGCTCGAAGGTAAAGGGTTTGATCTGATGGCACAATCGGTTGTTCAGGTTGATTTCAAGCAAAAGGGTGTCATTGAGGCTGCCCACGAAAGGCATTCTGTGGGCGGATTTTCTACATGGTTTACCGCCATGGAAATAGCTGAACATTCCAAAAAATGTGGCATGAAATTAATGCCGACAACCAAGCGTCGTGTGAATAGTTATATTAAACGTCACGATTGGTTCTCCATTCCCGGACTTACACGTAATCGGGATGGCAGCCGGGGCGGCGGCGGCACCGAATACCACATTTCACTTTTGCCACCCGAACTCATAGCCTACCTGCAAGCCGAGGCTGAAAAGCGCCGCTCTAAAACCGACAGCAAGACCGCTATGGCGTTAGAAGAGGGTCGCCAGAAAGAGCTTGTCACCACTGATCTAACGGCTCGTCAACGATCTGTCATGGAAGCACGTGCCGGATTGCTGAATAAAGTCGAGCAAGCACAAATCAGGTTGGGGCAATCGCGCCGACAGGCCATCATGTCGTTTCTTGAGTGGTTGAAAACTGACATTACCGACGAAGCTGCAGGACTTGTTGTTCGCGCCAATGATCGAGCGGGCAAATTGTCCACTGTGTCATATCGAACCCTCTACAATTGGTTCAAGTTACGTGATGAAGATGGCGTATCGGCGCTTGCGCCAAATCTGACACGCAAAGCGGATGATCTGCCCGAATGGTTTGACGGCTTTCTGGCCCATTTCGCCCGCCCGCAAAAACCAGCAGTCGCAAAAGCATTGCGCGATTACACCAAGCTACTTCCTGACCCGTCAAAAGCTCCAAATTATGACCAAGTGCAACGGGCGCTTAAAAAGCTGGATAAATCTTTCGGCACCATCGCCCGCCATCGTGGCCGTGAAGGTCGTTTGGCACTTAAAGCCCGGATGGCCTATGTCATCCGCTCAACAGAAGGCCTGCTACCTTCCAGCGTTTACACAGCAGATGGCCAGACCTTTGATGCTGAAATCGCGCATCCCATTCATGGTCAAGCTTTCCGGCCCGAAATAACATCAATTCTCGATGTCGCCACGCGCAAATGTGTGGGCTATTCGGTGGGGCTTTCTGAAAACACTATTGTCATCATTGATGCATTGCGCATGGCCTGTGTTCGGTATGGCATCCCGGCCATTTTTTATGTTGACCGGGGTTCCGGTTACAAGAATTCTGCCATTGACAACGAGCTAACCGGTTTTGCTGCCCGACTGGGCATCACAAAGATGCATGCATTGCCGCAAAACTCCCAAGCCAAGGGTCTTATAGAGCGATTTAACGGTACAGTTTTGGTGCCCTTGGCCAAATCCTTCCCAACTTACATTGGGGCGGACATGGACCGTGAAGCCGGTCAAAAAGTCCACAAGATCACCCGCAAGGAATTACGTGAATTCGGCACAAGCAAAACGCTGCCATCTTGGAAATCTTTCCTGGCTGCCATGGATGAAGAAATGGCCGATTACAATAATCGACCTCATTCATCGTTAGATGGCACCACGCCAAATGAAGCATGGGCAAATCATGTAGCGGATGGCTTTCAACCCGTCGAAGTTACCCAGGCCGAAGAAGAAGATTTGTTCCGGCCATACGTTAAACGGAAAACCAACCGTGCGCTGGTTGAATGGCTGAAAAATAAATACTTCCATCAGGCATTGGAAGGCCATCATGGCACCTACGTCCTGGTTGGTTATGACATTCACGACGCCCAGCACGTATGGGTTCGCGAAATCGATATGACCGAAGATGGCGAACGCCCAGGCCGGTTAATTTGCATTGCAGAATTTGCTGGAAACGAAGAGCGGTACATTCCGGTGACCATGGAACAAAAAGCCATGGAGAACCGCCACAAAGCGCGCAAGAACCGATTGCAAAAACACATGGATCAAGTTGACGCCGAATTGTCGCCGGTTTCGATGATTGAACAATCAGCCCAGCCGGTCTTTGAACTTACCGAACCGGCAAAGCCCGCACTCATCATCAATAATGACGCGCCTGCTGAACGCACGAACGCCATTGCTAAGAAAACAAATCGCAAAGTTTTCGCCAGTGATGAAGAACTGGCGATCTGGGCGATTGAACATCCTGATGAGTTGTCGAGTAATCAAGTCCGCGTGTTGCGTTCGTGCCTGAAGGATCAGGCTTCACGGGACTTATTTAGAATGTCGGGCATAGACGCGGAACGTTTGAAAGCCGTTGTCCGTGACTTTGCCCAATCATCCCAAAACAAAGAGGAAACTAACAATGAAACTTGATTTTGTCGAGACCCAAAATGTCAAAAAATTTTACAATGCCCTTTCGGCGCTGCACAGGCGCGGTGCTGAAGAGGCTTGTTTGATTGTTGTAGATGGTGAACCGGGGCTTGGAAAAACAACAACTTTGAACCATTGGGCAAGCCAGAGTAACGGAATTTTTTTACGGGCAAAACAGCAGTGGACACCAAACTGGATGTTGACCGAGCTGATTGAAAGCCTGGGCGGCATGGCTCCACATTCGTTTCAGAAAAAATTTGCAAAAGCACTGGAGTTGATTAAGGCGCGGCAAACCGCCAGTAGTATTGATAGTGAAAAATTTGCCATCGTCATTGACGAAGCTGATTATATCTCCGCAAAAAAGACACTGTTGGACACGGTACGTGATCTCTCTGATACAACTTTTGTCCCCGCCGTTCTTGTCGGCATGGGTCACATCAGAGAAAACTTAATTCGCTTTCCGCAAGTCAACTCACGTGTATCTCAACGGGTCAAATTCAAAAAAGCCACCCTTGAAGATGTTCGCCTGATGATTGATCAAATGTGCGAGATCAAGGTTGCCGATGACTTGTGTAAATTCGTTCATCGCGCCAGTGGTGGTTACAACCGCGAAATTCTGAACGCTATCGCCAGTATAGAGCGCATTGGCTTACGGCTTCCAAGTGAACCAGATCGTGGTCCCACCATCGTCTCCATGAGCGATATGGTCAACAAGCCTTTGATAAATGATCGCAATACCGGCCATGAAATCCTCGTCCCGGAGGCTTATTAAATGCCCGGAATTGCAACCAATCAGATAGCAATACGTGATCAATTGATATTGGGTGTTTGCCTGACAATAGACCAACTTGATTACGCTTTGGCGGATATCGCGCGCAAGAAAATTGTCAAATCCATCGGTGGTTTAATTTCACGAGGTTATTTGGAGCGCGTGGAACGCGGCTGTTATCAGCTAACCGAAGCCGGAGAAGCATCGCGCTACATGCGGGAACAACTCACCTCTGGACCAAATTGTGCTCATACCGCAAAGATAAAAAAACCACTTCGCCACACAGTACGACAACGCGCCTGGAACGTGATGCGTATCAACCCGGTATTTACTTACGACGAACTGGCGATGGCTGCGAACAAAAGCAGCGTTCTTCACACCAGGGCCAACATAGAAAAATATGTGCGCAAGCTCGTAGCAACTGGCTTTGTGAATGAACTCACAACGCGCACACCCGGTTCAAAACTTACATCCAACGGCTTCAAGAAATTCAATTTAATCAAGAACACCGGACCGATTGCACCGGTTTTCCAAGGCCACAAGCGCGGGGTTTTTGATCACAATACCGGGGAGTTTTCACCATGCAAATAGATTGGCTGGAAATATTGAACGAAGAAGTGGGAAAGGCCGGAAGCATCTCGGCAGTTGCCAGACAACTTGGATATTCACGCACTGCCATTTCCAGAATTTTGGCAGGGAAGTACGATGGCGGGACCGGAAATATTCAGGCAAAGGTTTTTGCAACCTATTGCGACCGAATTGTCTGCCCCCATACAAAAACCAGCATCGCGCAATCCGAGTGTGAAGACTTTCGCACCCGCGCTATGCCGCAGTCCGATCCCCGCAAACTCGCCCATTGGGGAACCTGTCAAACCTGCCTGTTCAATCCCCAATCCAAAAAAGTAAAGGAGTTGAATTATGCTTAGAGGTGATGTCATGATGATGACAATCGAAGAAGTCATCGCAGAAGCCGGGCTGATTTTTAATGTGCCGGTTGCAGATATTCTATCACCAAGTCAAGCGCAACCCATTTTGATGGCGCGCTCGGTGGCAATGACCGTCTGTCGACGTGTGTTCGATTGTAGTTTGTTGCAGTTAGGCAATAGCTTCAACCGGAACCACACCACTGTATTGGACGCGGTGAACAAAACCGAAACCTTCTCAACCGTCGATGCAAAAACGCGGTGGATTTTAAAATATCTCGAAGCCCGCGCCACGGGCGTTCTGGATTGTAGTATTTTCCCCACACCTCGAC